TGAGCATCTTTGTTGTTAAACCACTTTTTAAAATTGCCCTCCTCGTCTATTGGGTCTTCTCCATAAACAAAAGCTTTTCTCACAAGATCCGCATCTCTAAAATATGCGTCTTCCATATTTGGTGGTTCACATTCAAATCTTGCTTTTGCTTCAATTGGATTTCTTATGTATTCAGATTCTAATTGTTCTCTCTCAATTGTTGGATTCACTTCCCAAGTGGCAGCTTTTATAAACCAGGTTTTTGGTTCGTTCTTGTCTTTTGCACCAAAATATCTTTGCTGAATAAAATCACCTTTGTATCGCGGGAAAGAGAGCAAAATAACTTTGCCCACTTCTGGGAACCTTGACATTACAGATAATTTACTCATATTATAAATAGCAGAAGCGGAGCCTTTAGATCTTGTATCTCCTCTTACTTCGGCATCTGTTTTGAATGCTGATATCTCATCCAAAATAATTGACATAACTTCATAACCTTCCCATCCTTCACTTTCTGAGTGACCTGAGAAACAACGTACCGGTCTAGAGAAAAAGAATATTTCAGAAACACGTGGTTCAAAGCCAACCGAATTGAAATATGGTGAAGAAAGTAGTAGATTCTTCAACGGCTCAAAGAACACTCTTTGAGCTTGCTGTGCGTTTACAGCAAGATTTAACAAATCAATATAAACACCTTTAGCTTTACCAAAATAATTTAAAGGATCTCTAAGACAATGAAGTTGATAGGCAGTATACGCAATAGATATTCTGGCACAGTGGTCTTTGCCAGAACCTTTACCTAACATGCAAATTACTTCATTGTCTGTATATTCTTTATAATATTCAAACCCCTTTTTTTCTCCCATTATTTTGGCCAGAGTAGGTGCTTTAAATATTTGAGTGCTGTGACGGACAATCTCTAATTGAATTGGCGATAGTGGAGGTAAACCTAAATATTTTTTATCTGTTACAAATATTTCAATTGGAACAGGTTCTTCAACTAATTCATCTTGTTTTAACAATTTATCAAAATCATCAAAATTTAAATTTATACCAAGATAATCAGGCATTGCAATAGTTATCCTTAAAAATATAACATGTAAAGGCCTTTTTTGACTTCACAAATCCTAGGTAAAGACCGTTTTTGACTTCACAAATCCTAGGTAATGGCAAAAAAATAGGTCTCAAATTATGAATCATCATCGACCTCATCTACATCAATTGGTTCTTGTTCATCCATTATTTCAAATGCAATTGCCAATTCTTTACGAACTTCTTCTGCAACTTCTGGGAATTTAGAAATAACATCACGCAAAACCCTTGAAAGCACTTGATTAACATTTTCAGCCTTTTGCATCCGACCAATGTATTCAGCATCGGAGTTATTTCCTCCCATTAATTTATGCAATTGGGCTTTTTTTGTAGCAAGTTCTCCAGCAAGTTTAATTGCTTGAATTCTTGCAGCAACCATTCCGTGGTCAGTTGCAATGTTAATTGTTTCCCAAGCCTCTTTGCTCAATTCATCAAATTCTTTAAGAGCTTTAATTGTATTAAACTGTATTCTTTCAAGAAAATAAGGGTCTTCTTCTGCTTGCCTGCTAATTATTTTTTTATATTCTTCAATATGTTCTTTGACAGCATCAACATTGATTGACATTAAAGAAGCAATTTCATGCAACGAATATCCTTTGACATGCATTAGGCCAACATCTTCAACATCTTTTATTTTTTCAATTAAATTTTTACTTTTTACTTTTTCAATATCTGACATATTCTGTCGTAATATTCCTTTGTTATGTTTTCCCAAGACCATTGATCAAAATAAGAAATAGCATTGTCATATGTAAATTTAGAGATTTTATCGTAATTATTAATTACATACAACATTTTATCACACAAATCATCGAAATTTGGCAAAGCCCATTGCCCACAACCAGCATATATGCCTGACATTTTATTTGTGCCCCATGAATAATCTAAAGGAATTGATAAATGTGCATATTCAGTACAGGAAGTAGCGTTTGTACAAATTGTAGGAATGCCTTTAGCAATCGCTTGAAAAGGCAACATACCCCAACCCTCACCGCTAGTTGGATAAATCAAACAGTCTGCTTTGTCGTATATTTCAGCCAATTCTTTAATTGAAACATCTTTTTCAATAACTTCAATATTTGGATGATTGTATATTGAAACCATTTGCCCAGAAGAGTCGTAAAGACGAGCGTCGGGAGCATCTATGCTTTTATAGATTAATTTATACCGATCATCTTGACCAAAAAGTTTTACAAATGCATTTACCGCAATCTGGCTATTCTTTCGTGTTGATGGAGAGCCTATGCTAAGAAAAGTAAATTGATAGTTTTTTAATTTTCTTAAAACTGGAAAAAAGAATTCAGAATGAACTCCTAATTTAAAATTGTAAACATCTTTGTTAACACCAGAGTCTATAAAAACATCTTGGGCCCATTTAGATGTAGTCCAAATTTCATCCATTTGATTCATTCTTTCAACCCACTCCTCTGGAAGGCGGGTCGTTTCCCAATAAGTAAAACCAACATTATGGTTGGCTCCACTTGCATAATCAAGCGGAAGTTTGTTATTTATTAATAAATCACAAGATGTATCTAAATTATTTTGTGATTCGTACAGTAAATTTATGCGATTATCTAAACAATGCTGAATGCTTGGTGGTATTGCACAGTTTCGTTCAATATTTAAACCAAGAGATATAAGATTTTTATAAATTTCGTCTGTTGAAACTTTATATCCTTCATTGCGAGTTTGTGTAGCGCTTATACTATTCCATATAATTTTCATTATTATTCTTTTGGATCAAATGCTAGGACTTTACCGCCCTCGCCAGCAGCTTTTTCTAGTTCTTCAATTGAATACCCATGTTGTTTAGTAAATTCAACACGATAATTAAACCATCCAGACGTTCCAACCCAAAATTTTGGATCAGTATCTTTTGCCAATTTTTCCAATTCCTCCGATTCTAGAAGAAAACTAAGAACGCCAAGAGGCATGTAGAGCGTCATATCATAATTTTCATGTTTATCTTTTGCATAATTACGAATTATATCCTGGAATTCTTTAACTATTTTTTGGACAGGCTGGCCAGAATAAAAATCAATATTGCCATAAGCATTTCTTTCTCTTGGGCAATAATTATCAACTGGAGTTACTGTGCCAAAAGAGCGACATACAAACGGCCTAAAGCCATATATGCTACACCCACCTTTATAAAAAGCACAATATCTTTTAGATTCACCACCAGGCTTCCATGTGTCATCATACATAGCTTCTTTCAAGGAAGTAACAACATCATCCATCCACTGGTTTGCATACTCTTCGTTTTTATCTTCTACATAAAGATAATATTGCTGAGTGAGTCTAAAAGCTATGTTTGCACATTCAAACATAGGTATAACTAAACCAATATGACAGCATTCGCCAGAACCAAGGCACTTGTATTTTGTTTGATTTTGTTTAGCCTCAATAATCCTGATTTGATTATAAATCATATCAAGCCGTGTAAAATTTACAATATCATTAGCAGTAACGCTTCTTTTCATTTCCAGTTCCCAAAACCTTTTTTTCTTACTCTATTGAGTTTTCTTTGTTCTCTTCTTTTCTTTTCAACTTCTTGTTGCATTGGTGATTTAGGCTTTCTTAAGGAAGTTGAAGAAAGATTTCTTCCTTTTCCTCTGTATTTAAGTAAATCATATTTTTTACACCAGTTATATACAGCTTGTGGAGTAACTTCAATATTATAAGTCTGTTTTAGAAGTTTACAAATATCTGTAAGATTCATTCTTTTCTGAACGTAGTGTTCGTATAACCATGATTTATCTTTATAAACATCAGCCATTTTGTGTTTTCCAATACCAGATTGCTATACCTACTGCGTCAACAATATCGTCATCACCAAAGTCCAACTCATCCGTGTTAAAGTATTCTTCAATTATAACACGAACTCTTCTTTTTCTTTCTTCTTTTTTTTTCAATTCAATATTTTTTTTACGACCATCATTAGATAAAATTTCTTTATCTTTTGTTGTTAGGTTTTTATAACCAACACCACTTCTCCAAACTAGAGGACTAACATCAAAAACGCGCTTGCAAGAAAGAGAAGTAATACCCCAAGTGTAGCCAATAATATAAGAAAGAAGCCTGCTGGTTTGAAAATTTTGAATATAAACTGATTGCTCTATAATACAAACATCTGGATTATATAATTTACAAATACCGGAAATACCTATTTTTATTTGAGCAAATTTTTCTTCAATTGAAGCACTTTTTAAAAAAGAAATTTTATCAGATTTAATCAATCTGATTTTTCCCCCGTCGCGTTCTGTAATGCACCAAGCAAGAGAGTGTGAAGCTGGATCAACGGAAAGAATACGATTAACTTTGTCTTTTTTTAAATAACCCAAGGCCATACCTATACTTCGCCTCTAAGTTTTTTTTCATCCCAACCCCAAGAAACAAGTCTTTTTATATATCTCTCTTGCTTACAGGATTCACAAACATCTTCTTTATTATATGAAGACAATATAGTTGTGCAATTTTTTGTCTTGCATATTCTTTTTTTATTTTTATTATTTTTTTTTGCGTGATAGGCTTCAAGTAATTTTTTGTTAGTTACAATTTTCCTACATTCTGCGCTACAGTAGATCGAGTTATATACTTTTGCTATAAAAACTTTACCGCAATCTTCGTTTTTACAGAATCTTTTCTCTTCATTGAACATTTAAATATTTTTAGCATCCTAGAAAGACTCTTCATCCGATACTGAATTAACTCCATCTTCACCCCAACACATATTTGCAAGATCGCAAGCAACACAGTTAGCAGACGATCTCTTATATGGTTGTTTAGGTATTTTCTTATCCAAGAAGTTAGTATAGATTTTACTATACTTAATAAATAGTTTACCAATAAATTCGTTGTCGCGTTCTATATAAATGGGTAAAATTTCTTGATTATTCTTATTCTCATAAATAACATAACCACTTGGTAAGTCCAAGCATTTCATATATATTTGAGCCTGTCTATAATGCTCATCTTTAGGCTTATTATACAATTGCCGATAATGGAAGCCTTCTGAAGAAATTGACTTAAGCTCAATTAATTTATGCCCATACCAGTCAATTATTCCGTCAGCAGTCCCCTCAATCGGAGGATTCTTATAAGTAATGGGAATTTCTTCATCAACAAGAATACCCATTTCTCTAAAATAACCATAAAGCCTTTCATGGACAGCGTGACCATTGTCAAAAATACGGTATGTCTGGGGCTTAAAAGAGGCCTGAACATCTGCGCCTTCAAAAAGATAATACCAGTATCTCGCACATTGGTTTGTATAACTTGGATGAAACCCATTTACTTTTTTATGAGTTACGATATTCCTTTTAATCAAATGGTCATCAATAGCGTCCTGGAGTGATACTTCTATTTTTTGTTCTGATATTTCGTCTTTAATTGGATTTTTTAATTGTTTAAGAGATTTTAACATCATATAACCTTTGCTGCTATTTTAAGTGCGTTAATATTCTCCAATAGGGCTTCATACATTGTTTTCCATACGTCATTTACAAACTTATCTTGTTCTGACATAGAACTAGATTTACGTTTAAAAGCCTGAGATTTAATAATCATCATAGTTCTGTAACCAGAAAGTTTATTAAGATATTTAATTGCTTGCATTCCTACATAATGCTCTGGATGGTCAATAATATCTTCAATTATTTTTATGCATTCAATAAATTCTTCTGCTCTGTCTCCCATTTGTTTAGAGAGCCATTCTGTATCTACAAGAATATCTGGCATCTATGTCTCCATTTTTTATTCATATTCTGATCCTTCAATAAGTTCTTTTAAAACATTCCAATCAATAATTCCAACCTTTATATCGGAATCTTCGCCTAGAACAACGGAAATAAGGGGATGTTTATAATTAGATTTCCAGGCATCTTTGCGAAGTTTAATCCATGCATCCCTGGTAAGAGTAAATGTCTTGCCATTATGTTTATAATCAATAACAAACTGATTCATTGTTGCATCCCCTTTTTTAAGACCCCTGCCTGAATTTTTTACAGGTTTAGCACGATCACGTTTGGCTTCTTCTTTTTCGGTTCTTTTCATTTTAATTAATTTCTGTATCTGAAGATTTAGATATTTCTTTATGAAGTTGATAAATATTATATGTGACCATTACAACAATAGATATTATTAGTATCAATAGAATTAGCATATATTTAACCTTTTTACACTGTAGAGGCGTACTTGTACACCGCTTCTTTTGCCCAAAGATAAGCATCTCCATTTTTTTTAATTTCAATATTTTCATATGGAACAGCTATTCTTCGGTATAATTCCATTTTAGCGCATTCAATAGCGCCAATAATTGAATTGATTGTACTATATGACAATCCTTTTTTTTCAAGGTAATCATCACATAATGCAGTAATTATAAAATTCAATTCTCCTTCATTTTCAACACCTCTTTCTGGGATTTGGTGTCTAATTTCTTCTTTTATATAAGGCATAAAACTCCTATGCTGGGTAGTGCGTAATTATATAATCAACAGCCTCATCTAATGTTGGAACAATTTTTGTAGCCATGTATTTCATATATATACGATTTTTATTATCATTTGGACAAATTACAATGATTGGCTGATTATGCATCTTGGCCCAAGCCATTTCAAAATCTGTACCAATATAAGGTCTATTTTCTAGAATATATTCCACTAATAATAAATCTGAGCGTTCTTGCATAAAAATATTTTTTTGTGCAATCTCTTCTGGAGACATATATTCATGCTCTGGTATTGCTGTTGGGTCGTAGACGTTATATTCAAATTGTTGCAATTTAAAGCCAGCGTCTTTGCGCCATACTGTTGCAAAACTCCCTACGTGGTCAATAGCCCCAGCAAGATATACAGTAGTTTTTAAACGAACCATTTATATTCCAGACACCTTTCTATGTAAGTATGCTTTTTGAGATCTGAAGTCTATCATGGTCGCTCAGGTCAATTGAAGAGAGACCGTTCCATTTTTTATCACCATAGTTGTACCAAGCACCACGACGTTGAATAATATCCATTTCAATAGCAATATCTATTAACTCACGAACTATATCTATTTTCCCTTCTTGTGGAAGAACATAGTAATAACCGCTCGCTCCAATAGTAGGAATTTGTTTTGTCTTTTCAATTGTCCACACCGCTCTCTGAGAGGTGATAGTGTTGGTGTCATCTCTTTCCATTTCTTTCTGCGACATAGAAAGAAATAGTTTAATAATATTATGCATATTGTGATGGACAGTATTGCCCATCTTTGCTTTTGTTACCGCATACATACCGCTAAGATCGACGGTTTGATGGGCAATAAAAAGCATCAAATTACGTTCTTTATGCAGATAGTTAACAAGTTTTTGCAATAAGAAACCTTGAGATCTTGACTGTAGACCCATCGCCTTGCCGCCTTCGGGCTTGTCATAAAACTCTTCTTTGATGATGTTCGAAAGTGAATCAAACAAGAAAATATGTTTTTCAACATCATTATTTAAATACTGGTGAATGGACTTCATAATCTCTTCAACAATTGTTGATTGAACAACAACAATATCACTTACATCAATACCGCATTTTTGTGCATATTCATCATTATATGAATATTCAGAATCCACAATGACTGGACGGTAGCCCCTTGTTTGAGCCTCTGCCAGAATCCTAAATGACATTGTAGTTTTACCTACAGATGGGGTCCCCCAGAATAAATGAGTTGCACCAGTATTTAATCCACCACCTAAAGCTCTATTTAAACCAATGCTTGGTGTTGGGATTACCTCATGCACAGGCATGAGATCGCCTTTGCGTTTATCTACTAATAGCATTTCTCTCCTTTTTTGATGTTTTAATTATATCTTTATACATTTTTTAATCCTTTTCTTTCAATATAGTCATCAATAGAAATAATTCCGCTGTCGCTTTCAATCTTGTATGAATCAAGTCGAGTAAGTGCATTCTGATCCTCAATCTTTTCAAGCCGTGCTGCAAACCATGTATTTGTATTTAACAGGTGCCTAACCTTTTTAAGTGTATTGGGGAATACGACAACCTTGAAAATTCGTTTTCCGTCCCAGCAATAAAGGTTTGCCATTTCTTTCTTGGTGGATGTGATGAATTTTCTCATATTAAAGACATACATTAGTGTTTTTTCATCTTCAACATAGCCTAATCCTGTGTTGTGTAACCAGCCATATTCATGGTCATCATGCTTTTTCCAGAGCATTGCTAAATCATAAAGAGTCGTACCGTAATATTCATAGGCATCACAGAAATCATGCAATGTGCGATCACCAATCAATGCATAAACATAATCCCTTGTGGCAAGCTCTGTATTTCTATCCGCAAATACGGTTGATGATCCGGAATTATCCTCAAACTCAATGCGAAGATATTGGGGGGTCTTTTTGGTGGAGCGCACAACGGCTTTTACCAACGTCAATGGCGAAGCCGTTTCATGAAAGTCTACAAGTTTGCCAACGAATTCGTCCATCTCATTCGGTTCAGCGTTGCTATTCAATGAGAACCCCAAAACGGGCAGATAGTACTTCTCATGGTCATATGACGATATATGGCCCAATGAGCAGAACGCTCCGACTTTTTCTAAGTTTTCTCGCACGTTTGCACGCACCGAAGTCTTTTTACATCTATTGACAAATTCTTCATAAGAATTAAAAGGACGCTTTGCAAATATTTCTTGAATTGCCGATTCACCACAAAGGGCAACGTTAGACAATCCAAACTGGATGTATTCTTCATCACCATTCATTCCAACAGAAAAGTATTCATTTGATGTATTTATATCAGGGGGAACAATCTTAACCCCAATACGCTGGGCTTCCATAAGATAAGCAGTAATCTTATCACCTGCTGTTTCATTGTAAAGCATCGACCAAACGAATTCAAGAGGGTAGTTTATTTTCAGCCACATAGTCTGGTAAGACAACATAGAATAAGCGACCGCATGGGACTTGTTAAACATATAGAGGGCTGCAAGCTCAAACTCAGACCAGATTTTTTTTGCCTCTGATTTAGAGATATATTGATTATTTACAAACTTCTCTTTGAATTCATCAAAGCCAGCAGCATCACGCTTCTTACCAATTATCTTTCTAAGCCTATCTGCTTCTGACCACGAAAACCCCGCCATAACGACAGCCATTTGCATTAACTGTTCTTGAAAAATGACTGTGCCGTATGTTTCTCTAAGGATATCTTGAACAATCGGATGAGGATACCTTGGCTTCTCAATACCTTTCTTGCAATCAATATATCTTTGACCCTGTGACAATAAAGCACCTGGTCTAACAAGAGCGTTAGAAACAACTAAGTCATTAAAATTATCAATACCCATCCGCTCAATTAGATTGCGGTAGGCGGCAGCATCTGCTTGGAAAATGCCAACAGTATTGCCTTCATTAAAGTTTAAATAAACATTTGAGTCATCTAAAGAAAGAGATTGCTGTGTAACATCTATACCACGAAGTTCTTTGATCTTGGCAATGCAGTCTTTTATAACAGAAACCGTTTTAAGACCCAAAATATCAATCTTGATTAACCCGACAGACTCTGCGTCTTCCATATCGAACGCTGTAACAATAGACCTGCCCTCTCCGTTAGTATCCTTTTTTGTTTCTACGGGGCAGACACTACTAAGAGGTATCGATGAGACAACCATTCCAGCAGCATGGACACCTGCATTTCTAATTCGACCCTCAAGTTTCTTTGCAATTTTTGGAATATCAGGATACTTGGAACAAAAGACCTTGCCTTTTGGTGAACTCTCTAGTTCTTCAAGTGTTTCAAAGTAAGGAGTGATGTTATTAATTTCCTCAAATGGAACCTGATAAACGCGAGATATGTCTTTAATTACAGACTTTGGTTTAAATGTTCCATATGTCGAAATTGCAGCAACGTTATCATGACCCCATTTATCTCTTAGATAGTTCCTTACCTCTGTTCTACGCTTATCCTCAAAGTCTAAGTCAATGTCTGGATAGTCATTTCTTTCTGGATTAATAAATCTTGAGAACAGTAGGCCATACTTAATAGGATCTACTTTTGTTATGT